CGATTGGTAGCCGGTGTTCGACGCTGCCGATTGGTAGCCGGTGTTCGACGCTGTGCCGCCTACCACCGTCTGCTCAACCGACTTATCTACCTTGCTCATGACCCAGTCGATGGCCCGCGAGATCATGGTCGGCATGCTGATTTCCGCCTCCACCACCAGGGTGGCGCTGGCGATCTTGCTGTCATCGTCGTGACGGCTCAGTTGTCCCGAAGCCTTCACGATGGCGAATCGGCTGTCGCCTGGGGCGTAGTAGCCGAAAACATCGAGTGGGTACTCGCAGGAGTGGAAGCCCGAGGCGCATGCCTCTACTTCGCCCTCGTGCTTGTAGGTGCCGCCGATCTCGAACTGGTAGCCGAGACAGGTCAGGTCTTGCTTGAACCCCTTGTAAGCGGTCACGACCTCTTCGGACGCAGCCTTTTTCTTGCTCGCCATCGCGATTCTCCGTTTTAGGTTTGCCCTGGGTTGGGCGATAGGGCGCCCGGATGGGCAAATGGGTTGGAGCTGGTGATGCCCCGGCGAAACGGGGCTACTATGCGGGTTCCTTGTGGTGCGTATGGAGCCGTGGGGCAGCCACTAGGCTGCGAGTCTCCGCGATATCTCGATGAGTGCATCACATACGCGCTCATCGTGTTGTTCGGTAAGGCGGTACCTGTCCACTGCCTCAAGTACGACTCTTGATTTGGCTTCCTTCCAGGCAGCATGAGCATCATCCGCAGTTGCGTATGAACCGAGGAATGCTCTTCGGCCTTCCATCGTCCAAATCCTCACCATGTACGGTCTGTCTTTGTTTCGCATGATCGAAACGCCAGTCGGTAAGCCGCGAAATGATCCGTGACCGTCATGCAAAAGGTTGTTTAGCCAGGCAGGAATGAAGACTGAGGTGTCCGGGCTATACATCTTGTCTCCCGGTCGTAGAAGGTCTTTGTCCAAGTGGTTTCCTTTCCATGGACGTTCTTGCATCCACTCGCGGAATGCCATGAATGAAAGCCAACGCTCATCGACCTTGCAGTCCACATAGGAAGAACTGTGTCCGTATCTTTTCCCATAACAGCGTTCCAGCATTCCTTTCCAACGGCTGTAGAACGGGCACATGTAACGTTCCCCATTGATGAGCCGGTAAACGTTGTAGTCGGCGTCATTTCTTCCTACGCCTCGAATCAGGCCTTTCTTCATCTGATGCCTCCTGTTCGATTTCTTCGATGCCCCTCTTGCGAAGGGCATCTGAGAAATCGTTTATTCATGGGTTTATGCTGAGTAGAGATACCAAGGGTTTAAACCGTCCTTGTGCCTCCAGATGAATCGGTCAAGCTCATGCGAACATGGCGGTTTGAAAATGCAGATATTCCCGTCGACTTTCTCGCACCAACCGATCAGCTCGCCGGCTGGCTTGGTCATGTGCTGCTCACTGGCGAAGATGCGGCAGCCCCGCATCGGCTTGAAGAACTGGTACCTCACGCGTGCATCCGCACGGTGATGTAGCCGTTGCTGGCAACAACGTGGTCCCATCGGTTGAACCAGATGAGGTCGCCGAACTTCTTCATGGCGGCCTGGCGTACCTTGATCAGCACGTCATCCGGTGTCTCGTTGCCTTCCGGAAGGGCAATCCAGTCCAGGCGCTTGCCGTTGCTCAGGTGCGCATCGACATTGAATTGAGCCATTTCAGTCTCCTTACCAGGGTTTCCCAGCGTTGATGTATGCGTTTCCTGCGAGTTGCGTGAGCGCAACTAGCTCCATCGAATCGATCTCACCGCCGTAGTACAGGCCGCGCAGCATTCCAACCGTTTCGTGGTACTCAATGCGCGCCTCGCGATCGTCTTCCGCCTTGCGGAGGACCCGAAGTGCCTGGCGTACAGCACGTGAGGATTTTTCATTCATTTTCTGCTCCTCCAGGGCGTGTTGACTTCTTCGATGCGCCTGTCTCCAAGCGCATCTGAGAAATCGTGTTGGTTCTTTCTCACAGGCCGCGGAATCTCCCCGCCTGCACTCATGTTTATTCCAGGTCTACCTTTCGGCGCTGGTCCGGATCTAAGCTGCTCCGGTCGGGTCGAGGCACGATGCGTTGACGCTGCGTCGTTTTTACCCGTGGTCACCTTTGTCCCGGTGACTCGCTAAGGGACGCCCTTTCCAGGGCCTGGCGCTGCGTTGTTCTGCGGCGTTGAGGTGAAATTTAGAAAACTAAACGATTAAGGTCAAGGGATTTTTTTAGAAATCTAAACTTTTGGGTTGGGCGGGCACAAAAAAAGCCCGCGCTAGGCGGGCTCTGTCCCTCTGGTTAGGGGTGTTACCGTGTGAGCATCTCGCGAAGCTTCACACCATCAGCGATGCTCACGACCTTGGCCACTACGCCTCCTTGGGGGAGGAGTCCGTACTTCGATGGCGCTTGCCAAGTGACGGTTGAACTGAGGAAGTAGTCGCCTGGCGGGATGTCCGTGAATGTGAAGTTTCCGTTCCCATCCGCCACCGTAGTGATGGACCCCTGTCCTGATCGAGGATCTGGCGCCTCAAGCGCTTGTCCTCCTATATAGTTCACTTCGTACCACTGTTTCGAATAGGACGTAACGGGGACTAGGTAAACTGTGCTCCCTGCACCGAATTTCACATCTCCACCAACGGTCTTCATAAAGACCTGGCCAGTCAATGTGCCAGTCCCTTTTGTCGGAAGAGCGGCAAATTCAGCAGCAGGGAATGGAATTCTCGGGACCGGCGTTTGTTGAGATACGGCACAACCTGACAGCATGATAATTATTGCTGCTATGGCGATTAAACGCATGAAACCTCCTTGATTATCAAAAAGCCCGAGTGCCGGTCGGCACCTGACTACATCGCGCCGCCACGCCAAACGATACGACCGATAATGTCTACGCCGCGCATACCATCATCAGTGACAGGCTGGTCTGGGTATCGATTTTTGTCCTGGTTATCCGACCGAATTAGCCATCCTCCCGATATCTCACGGATAAGGCGCTTGAAGATCACCTCTTGGTCGGCATCATACAGGGCGAACATTTTCCCATTCGTCGGCTCCTTGCAGGAAACATCTATCAGGACGACCTCTCCGTCGGAGAGGGTTGGCCAGTTGCTATCTCCCTGGTTGTAGGCTGCGCGAAGATTTTCAGCCCTTAGCCCCATCCGTCGAAGCCAGTCGCGCTTAAATGCCAACCCGCCCTTGACCTCAACATGATCGTTTAGGTAGCCATTTCCTGACGAACCCTTAGCAGTGAGCTGGGGAATAAGCGCGTAGTCGGCCTCTGAAGGAGACCCTTCATGTGAGGGCAGATCCTTTTCTCCCTTCCCAGTTTCCAGCCATGAGGCGCTGCATTGAAGCACCTTGGCCAAGGCAATCAGGTTCTTCCCTCTGGCCTTGTTGGTGCCATTGGTCCAGTGGGAGAGGGTCCCCTTGGAGACCTTGATCTCTCTGGAGATGTCCGAGGCGCTGATGCCTAAGGCATCCATGCGCTGATTGAGTCTGTCTGAAAAGTCCATGTTTAGGATTCTAAATCCTTGTTGGTTTAGATAACTTGCACACGGCTGTTTATTTTTCTAAACTCCAGCAAAACCATGGAGGCAGCCGTATGAATTACGAACAGGCGCTCACCCACTTCGGAACAGGGCGAGCGATTGCAAAGGCCCTAGGCGTAAGCCCTGGGCGAATTTCTCAGTGCAAATCGGAAGGTGGGTTTTCCTATCAGCATCAGTGCGTCCTGGAGAAGGCATCCTCTGGCGCGCTTCAGGCCCGTGAAGAAGACGAGCCTCAGCGGATGGCGTCTTGACCATGACAGCCAGCCAATTAAACGCCGAGCGTGATGCAAGGGCACGGGAGTTCGAATCCCTGATCCTCAACCGACTTTTGTCGGTGGGTCAGAAGACCGTCGCTGACGCAATCGGCGTGAGCGAATCGACTGTGAGCCGCTGGAAAGAGGGCGAGATAGAGCGGTGGTGCAAGGTGCTTGCGCTGCTGGAGCTACAGGTCGTCCCGATGTCGGCTCAGTGCCATCCATCCGAGTACATCCAGGCGCTCAAGACCCTGGCCGAGCTTGGCTTGCAGGCCGAGAAGAAGCGGCCTGGACCGTTGGGGTGGGATTGATGCGAAAACACCTCACGAATACCGATTACGCCGCAATGGCTAACGCTGCTGAAGAGCTGGCGGGTATGGGGTCGAGTGAGTGGAGGCGCAGATACAACAAAGCCCTGAGCGACTACTACAGGGCTTTGTCGGTGCGTGGATCGGTGGCAGCCGAATCACGCTTGGGGAAACAACATCAGGTGACAGGTGAATTATGCAACCTCGAACGCTGACTTACAACGCCTTGGAGCTTCGTCCGGCGAAGAACTCCATTGCCATCTGCCAAGGTGATCAGGTCGTGACCATCACTCTGGATCAACTCCACCAGTTCACAAGCGATCTCTGCATTCTCGCCGCCTCCATGCGCGAAGACATGCGCAATCCGCTGGAGGACGAATAATGAGCGGATACGGTTTTGTTTATGTTCTGACCAGTCCTGCCATGCCTGGGTTGTATAAGGTTGGTGCGACTACTAGATCTCCGCGTCAGCGTGCTGAAGAACTATCACGCGGGACTGGTGTTCCGCATGAGTTCGAAGTGGCTTTCTATGCTGAAGTTCAGGAGCCGTTCCTTTGGGAGCGCCGTGTCCATGCATTGCTCTCAGACAAGCGACTTTCCAGTTCCCGTGAATTCTTCTACGGCCCCCTGATCGACATCATTAACACCATCGAGGGCGATGGCGAATGCCTGTCTTACTGGGATAGCGATCAAGCCACTGAGGCCCGTAACCCTGGGATGGTGTGGCCCGGAAAGCCGCTTTGGTTCGAGCAGAATCTGCATAGCGCCGGTTACCTGGAGCGCCTGCGGAGGAACGCACAATGAGCTTCCAAGCTATGGCGTGGGCTACTGAGCAGAAGCTCCCAACACGAGAGAAGTTCGTGTTGATCATGCTCGCCAACTATGCCGGGAATGAGCAGTGGGATTGCCACCCGAGCATAAATACCTTGGCCGATGACACCGGCATGAGTCGCGACACGGTTATTAGGGCGATAAAGGCCCTGGAAGATGCCTCTCTGGTGAAGATCGTTCGCCGCAATGTTGACGGTATCAACCTCCCAAATATCTACCGTCTCGTTCGTGCAGGGGGTAGTAGCACTGTGCAGGGGGTAGTAGCTGTATGCGACCAGGGTAGTAGCACTGTGCAGGGAGGGGTAGTAGCTGTATGCGACTCTAACCAGTCATTAGAACCTATCATTGAACCAGTAGAGCTGCGCGCATCCGCGCCGAAAAAAGATTCCGGGTTGATCGGGCTGGATGAAATCAAATCCGAGTTTCCCGACCTGCCGGAACAGCTTGTCCGGGATTTTCTCCGCGTCCGAAGGGCGAAGAAGGCTCCGCTGACCGAAACCTCATGGCGGCGGATCGCGAAAGTTCTTTCCGAAGCTTCCGAGAAGGGCTGCACTCCGAGTGACGCTCTCGGGTTGGCAGTTGAGCGTGGCTGGCAGGGTCTTTCGCTGCAATGGCTTTCCAATGCCGGCTTGCTGACCTCGAACGTTAAATCGATCCGCAAAGGGCTCGGCCCGGACGGCAAGTTGCTGCCGGGTTACTTCTGGCACGACGCCGATATCGACCTTCCGGTTGAGAAGCGCCGCATCCTGAGCGATGAAACCCACGACCGCGCCTCCGGGTATCGCTGGGACTACCTGCGCTCCAGGGGGCTGGCATGACTCCCTCGCAGATCGCCCAGCGCCTCGCAGATCGCGTGATTGACGTTGCTCACCACCTGCTGCCCGGTGGCAAGCGTGAGGGCTCGGAGTGGCGCGTAGGCAGCGTGAACGGCGAGAAGGGCCAGAGCCTGGGGGTTCACCTCAAGGGCGATAAGGCTGGTGTCTGGTGCGATTTCTCGACCGGTGAAACCGGCGACTTGCTGGACCTGTGGCGTGCAGTTCGCAGTTGTGACATGGGCACTGCACTCACCGAGGCGAAATCCTACCTGGGGATCACCGAGCCCAAGCTCGAAGCGCCGTCGAGGAAGGCCTACGTCCGCCCTGATCGCCCGAAGTGCAAGGCGCCTGGCGATGAGTCTCCGGTCATGGCTTACCTCGCTGGCCGTGGGCTCAAGCCGGAAACTATCGCGGCGTTCAAGATCGGCGAGAAGGGCCGCGACATCGTGTTTCCGTTTCTGCGCGACGGCACCCTGATCCACTGGAAAACGCTGTGCATCGACCGCGAGAACGGCAAGAAGAAAATCTTTGCCTCGAAGGATTCGGAGCCGTGCCTCTTCGGCTGGCAGGCGATTCCGGAAGGCGCCCGAGAGGTGACCATCACCGAAGGCGAGATCGATGCCATGACCGCCTGGCAGTACGGTCGTCCGGCGTTGTCGGTGCCATTTGGGGGCGGCAAGGGCGAGAAGCAGGCGTGGATCGAGCACGAATACTCGCGGCTCTCCCGGTTCGACGTGATCTACCTCGCCATGGACAACGACGAGGCTGGGAAGCAGGCGACCGAGGAACTGATCAAGCGTCTGGGGCGTGAGCGCTGTCGCATCCTGGACCTGGGCTGCAAGGACTTCAACGAAGCCCTGGACGCCCTGTTCTACACACGAGACGACATTGACGACTGCTACGCCAAGGCCAAGACCCTTGATCCGGAGAAGCTGGTAGGAGCCGAAACCTTCGCCGATGACGTTTGTGCTGAGTTCTTTGAGCGCAACCCGGTGGTAATGGGGATGGCGACCCCGTGGGAGAAGTCTCACGACACCATTCGGTTCCGCGACAGCGAGGTCACTATCTGGACCGGCTGGAGTGGTCACGGGAAATCCCAGCTCCTGAACTACCTCGCCTTCCACGGCATGCGCCAGGGCGAAAAGTTCTGTATCGCCTCAATGGAGATGCCGGCCAAGCGCACCCTGCAACGCATGGTTCGCCAGGCGGCGGGACTGAACCTTCCGTCTCGCGGATACATCCACGCGATCCTGGAGTTTCTAGGAGGTCGGCTGTGGATCTACAACCAGATGGGTTCCGCCAATACCGCCGAGATGATCGACACCTTCCGCTATGCCGCACGGCGGTACGGGGTGAAACAGTTCGTCGTTGACAGCTTGGCGAAGCTTGGCATGGCTGAGGATGACTACAACGGCCAGAAACAGGCCATGGAAGCCATCGTTGGCTTTGCCCACGAAATGGGCGTCCACGTCCATTTGGTCGCCCACCCGAGAAAGGCTGACGACGAAACAAAGCTTCCAGGAAAGCTCGACGTTCGTGGTGGCGCAATCCTTACCGACCTGGCCGACAACGTGATCACCGTTTGGCGCAACAAGAAGAAAGAAGTCGCCATGAAGGACGGTAGCGAAGAGGACCGCGCGTACTACGCATCCCATTCCGACGTGAAGATGGTCATCACCAAGCAGCGCCTGACGGGCGTCGAGGAAACCATCCCGCTCTGGTTTGACCCCGCGTCCGCTCAGTACATGGAGCGCGAAGGCCACAAGCCGCGCCAGTGGATTGAGTACTCCGGAATCCCACAACAACAAGCCGATCAGGAGGCCGCATGAAGCGCTGCTGGAAGGTAGTTCTGCCGGGCCGCCCGGCGTTCACGATGATTCTGATGGAGGACTGCGACCCGGTAGAGGTCGTGAAGAGCATTTGGCCTGAAGGGAGGATCGAGCAGTGACGCCCGCAAAACAGGAGTCTCTCATGCAGGGACAGACCGGCATCGCGAAGAAGGTCTACGAGTGCGTACCGATCTCTGAGTCCTGGCGTTCGTTCCAAGTGCTCACTGCGCTCCGCAACATGACCGGAAGCACGCCGGACGTTCGGATTGTCCAGGGCTGTCTGCGCGATCTGGTCGATTCCGGACTGATCCGCCGCACTGGTACTGACCACTACCAACGAATCCAAGTCGAGAAAAAGACCAAGCCTCAGGAGCCGAAGATGGGCGAGCCCGCGAAGAAGATCGAAACCCAGTCCGAGCCGAAGCGCTCCGCCTCCCCGCTGGAGATGTTGGGCGAACTGGCAAACGAGCTCGCCGGCATGGCCGAACACATGAAGCGCCTGTCTGATCGCATCGAGGACGTCGCGCTGGCAGTTGAGCAGGAACGCGAATCGAACGCCAAGTCGATGGAAAGCTATCGCCAGCTCAAGGCACTACTGAAGAGCCTGCAAGGGGAGGGTGAGTGACATGGATATCGTAGACATCGCCAACGACTACGCCGAGCGTGAACTCGCTGAACGCCTGTACTCCCGAGTCAAGTACGTCGGCGAGAGCCTGTCCGAATGTGAAGACTGCGGCGAGGAGATTCCTGTGGCGCGGCGCTCGATCGTTCCTGGGGTTCGGAAGTGCCTTTCTTGCCAGGAATACTTGGAGGCAATCAATGGACGCTGAAAGCATCATCGGGCTTCGGGTGGGCAAGGTGGTTGTTGAAGCATTCTCCCACTGCGCCGGCAAGGCTTCCCATTGGGTTTGCCGTTGCGACTGCGGTAACCGAGTCATTATGCGCCGAGGAAATCTGATGAGAAACCGAACTACGACCAGTTGCGGTTGCTCTCGGTTTTCTCACGGGATGACCGGAACTCCAACGTACAGCTCATGGAGCAACATGATTGATCGCTGTACGAATCCCTCTAACAAGCGATATGTCGACTACCAAGGCAGAGGAATCACTGTTTGTGAAAGGTGGATGACGTTCGCCAACTTCCTGGCTGATATGGGCGAAAGGCCAGACGCCACCTCCCTTGATCGAATTGACAACGACGCAGGTTACTTCAAGGAAAACTGCCGCTGGGCAACTGCCTTAGAACAGATGAATAACACTAGAAGAAACACCTTCGTTGAGTATCTAGGTAGGCGGCAAACAGTTTCTCAGTGGGCAGGCCAGCTTGGTATTCCCGAATGCACTCTGCGCAGCCGGCTAAATCGTGGTTGGTCGATTGAAGATGCAATGCAGAAGCCTATCAGCAAGCAGCGCCGGGAGTGCAAGCAGAAGAAGGGAAAGCGCCGTGGCTGAACTCGCTCTCATCCGCACAGCCCAGGGCCTGGTCCCGGCGACCGAGGCAGATCGCGAAACCGTTCAGAAGTGGAAGGCCGGTCAGGTCGTCCATGGAAAATTCACTCGGATGCGCAACGCCAAATTCCACGGGAAGTTCTTTGCGATGCTGGATTTGGCGTGGGAGTACTGGGAGCCGAAGGGCGGGCTGGTGCCCCGCCAGGAGATGCGTGGTATCCGCGGGCTTGCCAAGTACTTCGAGGATCTGAATGGCCGCCCTGGCCAGTTGCAGAACGCCGTCGCTGCGTATATCGCCAAGCTTGAGGCTGATCGCGCCGACCGCTTCCCCGCAGTCGAGAAGAGCCGCGAGGCTTTCCGGGAGTGGATAACCATCGAGGCCGGTCACTTCCACCTGATCCATACCCCGGATGGGGTTCGTAAGGAAGCCAAATCGATCAGTTGGGCCAGCATGGACGACTCGGCTTTTGAGCCCCTCTACCGGGATGTGTTCGCGGCCTGCTGGCGGCTGGTCCTTTCCTCTCACTTCGAAACCGAGGCTGACGCCATGGCGGCGGCTGATCAGATGGGGACTTTCGCATGAGCAAGTTCAAGGCGGGCGACCTCGCTCTAAATCTGCAAGAAATCCCAAACTGCATCAGCGCTGGAGTGGTAGTCGAGTTGATATCTCGACTTTCCCCGGGTGATCTATTTGTCGAAGACGGCCAGACCTTTCTGGTGAATCGGGCAGCCTGGTGGGTGCTCCATGAAGGTGATCGGCTCTACATCCCTGAACGGTATCTCATGCCCCTCCGCGGCGACTTCCAGCCCGAGCAGCAGAAGGCGAAGGAGGAAATCGTATGAATCCTCGCATTGGCGTTGCTCTGTGGGTTTTGGATCGCCATGAGTGGAACTGGAGGAAGCTGAATGAGTACGCCTTCATCATGCGCAAGAAGCTGGCCGCGAAGGCCGTCGCACTGATCGCCCATGACCGCATCTTGACCGACGAAATCCTTACTCGCGGGCTTCCTTCCTACTGGGACAGAGAAGCGAAGGAGGTGAAGGCGTGAATACTTTTATTGGCATCTGCCTGGGCTTTTTCCTTTGCATGTTCTTGAACGCTGCCATGCGCAACGAACGTGATAGCACCGATGCTCCTGGCGGACGCAGTGGAATGCGGCTGCACACTGACCACGCTACCGGCTTGCAGTATCTCAGTGTTCCAGGCGGGGGTATCACTCCGCGACTCGGGGTGGATGGGAAGCAAATGCGCGCGGATGGTGCCGAATGACCCTTTCCGCCCGCCAGCCAAAACCCAAAAAGTGCCAGAACACCGAGTGCGGCGCCAAGTTCATCCCGCAGCGCCTTGGCCAGTGCGTGTGCTCTCCTGCCTGCGCCCTGGCCATCAAGGACAAGCACGCCAAGCCGGCACGGAAGGCCATCGCAGACCGCGAGCGGAGGGAGGTCAGGGTTCGGAAGGAGAAGTTGAAGAGTCGGTCGGATCACCTGCGCGAGGCTCAGCAGGTCTTCAACGAGTTCATCCGCCTACGCGACGCGGATCAGCCGTGCATCAGTTGTGGCCGCCACCACGATGGGCAGTATCACGCTGGGCACTACCGCACGGTTGCCGCCAGCCCCGAGCTGCGTTTCGAGCCGCTGAACGTCCACAAACAATGTGCCCCATGCAACAACCACAAGTCCGGCGACATAGTGAATTACCGAATCAACTTGGTGCGCAAGATCGGCGCCGAGAAGGTCGAGTGGCTGGAAGGCCCTCATGATCCCCTGAAGCTGACCATCGACGAAATCAAAGCGCTTAAGGCCAAGTTCAGGGCCTGGGTGCGCGAACTGAAGAGGGCAACGGCATGACCAAAGAAACTCTGACCATCGTTCTCTTCAGCATAGGGAGCGGTCTCATCGGTTATGCGATCGGTATTGCTGCCGCCTGGCTGGGAAACTGGTTCGCCGACGGTTATCACCCGCTGCTGCTGTCGAACATGGTCAGCACGCCAGGTGCTGAGGATGGTGAGCGCGCCAATGAATACCCCGATTATCTGGAGCCTCCGAGAGGCTGTTTCGGCATGTGCTGTGCCGGATGTGATGCTCGCTCGCAGGTCAACTCCAGGAGCAAAACAGTCAGCGAACAGACAGACCAATCTTACGTTTTAAACGCCGTGCTCAGCGCTCAAGGGGGCGAATGATGATCTACACCAGCATTCTGTCTGCGGTCGTCTCCGCCCTGGCGGCGGAAACCATCGACAACACTGCTAAGCAAGCTTGGCAGAAGCTCTACCAGCCGGGTTACGCCGACAGTGAGGGGTTGGCAGGACTGATCAGGGCCTCTAACAGTTCGGGAATCAAGCGCATCGATGCCGATTGCTGGGTGCATGCCAGGCTACACAGCCAGCTCAAGCCTCGGCACTGGAACGCATTGGTGGCCAAGTACAGTACTCACCGTGAGAAGAAGAAGGCTGCAATCGAGACCCTTATTCCCCTGGTCGCGACTCCAGCGCCACGCAGGTTCCTTGGGATGGCTGTCTATACCTGGGCTATCCCTAAGCTGAAGGGCGCAGATGGCAAGCGCTCAACCGACATGATTATTCTCGATGCCGTGTTCTACGACATGAACAACTGGGAGTCTGAGGGTCGTCCAGAGCAGACCAGGCGCCGTTGGCGCTCTGGAATTCATAGCGTCCTGAATGAAATGCTCAAAGAGGCAGAGGTTGCGGCTGGTGAAATCCTGATGGCGGAAGGAATCATCTTCGGCGAAGCAGCATAGGGCTTGCATTCAATGAGCGTTTGAGCGAATATTTCCCCATCCTGTCGATCTTGCGCGTTGTGAGGATCGGTGGCTCTGAAGCCCTGGCATCTGCCGGGGCTTTTTCGTTTCCAGCCCAATGCGGAGTTCTGAAATGTCTGCCGAATCGAAAGATGTTTGGCTGCTCAAGGGAATCGGCGGTGGCGCGCTGGTCCTGCTGCTCCTGGTTGGAGCGGCAGTGGTACTGATCTGAATCCTTCGGGTTGCGACTACGCGGCCGGGATCGCCTTGGACACGCAGGCGTTAAAGTGAAGTGGGGGTCGGTGGAAGCCCGGCACGGAGTGAATGCGCAGGCTGATGCGCAAGGTTGCAGGGAGAACCCGTTAGGGAACTACCCGGTGAAAGGCCGGGTCGCTTGGCGGTTGTAGTACACACGCCCTGGGCTAACCGTAATGTCGGAGATCAGCGCCGGTCACTCCAAATCACGCATGCGGCAGAAGAAAGCAAGGGTCACCATTGGTGATCAAGGCGAAAGCCCCGGCTCCTTGCTCTGCGGGCGTGACGCCGGCTAGTCCGGCACCTATTCCGCGGCTCTAGCTCAACTGGCAGAGCGCTGCCCTTCCAAGTCAGATGTTGCGGGTTCAAGTCCCGCGAGCCGCTCCAAACTCGATTCAATGACGTGTTGCTCAGAGGTAGAGCGGTCGGCTGTTACCCGATTGGTCGATGGTTCGATCCCATCAGCGTCAGCCAATAAGCCGGTATGGCGCAACAGGGAGCGCTGCTGATTTGTAATCAGAGGGTTGCGGGTTCGACTCCTGCTGCCGGCACCACACTACAAGGCCCAGGCAATGACCTGGGCTTTTCTGCATCTGGAGTAAGCAAATGGACCCGATGACGACCGTTGGCGGAGGTCTCTTCGCCAAGTACAGCGTCGCTATTGCCGGGTTCTGGGGGTCGATTCTGTCCCTTGGATTCCTGAGCGGCCTGAACCGCTGGCAAGCTGCGCTCGCTGTAGCAACCGGATTCGGGTGCTCAACCTATTGGACTGCTCCGGTTGCCGCATGGCTTTCGCGTGAGTACGAGATTCCGCTCGATGACGCATTTCTGAGTGGTGTCGCATTCACCATCGGTTTGCTGGCGATGAATATCATCCCCGGCCTGAAGGCGGCAGTAACGGCAATCACAGAGCGGTTCCTTCCTACGAGAGGAACCTGATCATGATCATGTCGATTCTGGCGGCGCTGGATGCGCTGCTGTGTGTGCTTGTCGTTGTAGCTGCTCTGGAGTTCCTGCGCACCGTCCAGTTGTCTGGGCAGCCGCTATTGGGTATCTCCTTCTACCTGGTGGCTGGTGGTGCATTCGGAATCCTGTACGGAATCATGAAGGGCGCACCGGTTAATCCATTTTCGGTGATCCTCCATGCTGGGCTCGTACTTTACGCCTGGTCCCGGCGCCGGCAGATATTCGGAAGCGACTGGTCGTGGAACTGAAGCGACCTCACCCTCCAGAGACGATCGGGCAGTTCGCGGAAGGCGAAGACTGGGCGGACGCCTTTGTCCCCGCTCAGGATGTTCTGGCTTGGGCGAAGTCAGTGTTAATCGATCCGAATGGAATCCTGGGCAATGAAGACCACGCCCACCTACAAGACGCTCCTCTCGCTTTCCTATGGGCCGCCTCCAGCTTCACCAAGCAGGGGAGGACGGTACTGGGTCAGTGCGAAGAGGTGACGTTCCGCTGTGGAGCCTGGCAGAAGGGAAGGCAGGAACAGCAGATGATCCGCTGGTTCGGATACCTGCCGAGGTTTCTGATCACCCTGGCTGCTGACTACTGCTCCCAGTGCTCCGACGCGGAGTTCTGCGCATTGGTCGAGCATGAGCTTTACCACATCTGCCAAGAGAACAACCAATACGGCGAGCCCAAGTTCACCGAGGAGGGCTTTCCAAAGCTGAAGCTCCGCGGGCATGACGTCGAGGAGTTCGTCGGCGTGGTGAGGCGATACGGCCCAAGCAAGGACGTGCAGCATCTCATCGACGCTGCTAGCAGGTCTCCAGAGGTGGCCAAAATCAACATTTCGAGAGCCTGCGGTACGTGCCTGCTGAAGTCGGCATAGCCACGACAGGCCCATGACAGGAAGAAAAACGATGGCAACCCTGAACAGCGACGTGAAGGCGTTCATCGTTCAGGCGCTGGCCTGTTTCGATACGCCATCCCAGGTTGCGGAATCGGTCAAGAAGGAATTCGGCATCGAGGTCAGTCGGCAGCAGATCGAGTCGCACGACCCGAACAAGGTGTGCAGCAAGGGCCTTGCCGCGAAGTGGCGGATCCTCTTCGAGGACACCCGCAAGCGCTTCCGCGAGGAGATCGCCGACATCCCGATCGCCAACCGCGCCTACCGACTGAGGGCTTTGGGTCGGATGGCTGAGCGCGCCGAGGGCATGCGAAACATGGCCCTGGCTGCCCAGCTTTACGAGCAGGCCGCCAAGGAGTCGGGTGGCATGTACAGCAACAAGCACCAGCTCGAGCACTCTGGCCCTGGCGGAGGTCCGATCCCGACAATGCCGACCACCATCCAGCTTGTGGCGCCAGGCCATGACCACGGCGAAGATTGAACTTCCGCCAAAGCTGATACCAGTCTTCTCAGGCCCTGCCCGGTACCGCGGCGCCCATGGTGGACGAGGCAGTGCCAAAACGCGCACGTTCGCCAAGATGACGGCAGTAAGGGCGTACATGTACGCGGAGGCTGGAATCAGTGGCGTGATCCTCGGGGCGCGCGAGTACATGAACTCGCTTGAAGAGTCCTCCATGGAGGAGATCAAGCAGGCAATTCGATCCGAGCCATGGCTGGACGCGTACTTCGACATTGGTGAGAAGTACATCCGGACCAAGAATCGCCGAATTTCGTATGTGTTCTGCGGATTGCGCCATAACCTCGACAGCATCAAGTCGAAGGCCAGAATCCTGATCGCCTGGGTTGACGAGGCTGAAAACGTCAGCGAAACGGCGTGGATAAAGCTCCTGCCGACGGTTCGTGAGAACGACTCGGAGGTCTGGATTACCTGGAACCCGGAGCGCGATGGAAGCGCCACCGACACCCGGTTCCGGAAGAACATGCCGGCAGGCGCAAAAATCGTCGAGATGAACTACACGGACAATCCGTGGTTTCCCGATGTGCTCGATCAGGAGCGCCTGAACGACCGGCAGACGCTGGACGACCAGACCTATGCCTGGATCTGGGATGGCGCCTACCGCGAGAACAGCGACGCTCAGATCCTTGCTGGCAAGTACCGGGTGGCCGAGTTCGAGCCTGGTCCCGATTGGGATGGCCCTTACTACGGCATCGACTGGGGGTTCAGCCAGGACCCGACTGTCGGCGTCAAATGCTGGATTTACGACCGCAGGCTTTGGATTGAGCACGAAGCCGGAAAGGTTGGACTTGAGAACGACGATATCGCTGAGTACATGATCAGGCGCTTGCCAGGGATCGAACGACATGCAGTCCGAGCCGACTCGGCCAGGCCGGAGACGATCAGCCACGTCAGGAGTAAAGGGAAAGATGGCAGTCGTGCATGTCTGCCCAGGATCGAAGGTGTCGAGAAATGGAAAGGCAGCGTCGAGGACGGCATTGCCCACCTTCGCAGCTATGTCGAGATCATGATCCATGAGCGATGCACGAAAACCCTCCGCGAGGCCAGGCTATACAGCTACAAGGTAGACCGGCAGACCGGGGATGTGCTTACCGATATCGTCGACAAGAACAACCACTACTGGGACGCCACACGGTATGCGCTTGGGCCGCTGATCAAGCGAAGAAGTGCTGTTGGCATCCTTCTTCCCGGAGCCCGTTGATGGCCATCTTCATCCTCAGGGAGCGCGCAACCAGCCGCTCCATGGTGGTCCGTGCTCGCTGCACGTCCTGCGCCCGCACCGTGGCGGTCGAGAACGCTGGCGCTGAAGGGACGATGGTATGGCGCGACCCCAACCTCTCTTCTGTCGAACTGGTCCGCGAGACGGACAAGCCAGGCCTCATCCTGAAATCGGACTGACCATGACTGACAAACTCGACCTCGCGGTCAATCACGCGATGAGCAGTGCTGTCGCGCGTGCGCGAATGAGCCTGCTGAACCAGGGCATCGGCCATGACGCCAAGCGGCCGCAGGCATGGTGCGAGTATGGTTTCCCTCAGGAAATCACGTTCAACGACCTGTACACCATGTACCGGCGGGGCGGCATCGCCCATGGCGCGGTTGAGAAGATCGTCACCACGTGCTGGAAGACATATCCGCAGGTCATAGAGGGCGACGATCAGGACCGCTCCAAGGACGAAACCGAGTGGGAGAGGAAGAACAAGCCGTTGATCGCAGGCGGCAGGTTCTGGCGGGCTGTCTCCGAAGCCGACCGGCGCCGCTTGGTGGGTCGGTATTCCGGGCTGCTCCTCCACATAAGGGACAGCCAGCCCTGGGATAGACCTGTTTCGGGCAAGGTCAATGGCCTGGCGAAGGTCACCCCGGCCTGGGCTGGGTGCCTTAAGCCGAAGTCGTTCGACGAAAAGCCGGATAGCGAGACCTACGGGCAGCCCACCATGTGGGAATACACCGAGGCTTCCCAAGCCGGTCGTCCCGGTCTGGTGCGGGATATCCATCCGGATCGGGTGTTTATCCTCGGAGACTGGACCGGCGATGCAATCGGCTTCCTGGAGCCTGCCTACAACTCCTTCATCAGCCTGGAGAAGGTCGAGGGAGGCAGTGGCGAATCGTTCCTGAAGAACGCCGCACGCCAGCTCCTGCTGAACTTCGACAAGGAGATTAACCTCGGCGAGATCGCCAGCACCTACGGCGTGACGCTCGATGCGCTCAACGAGCGCTTCAACGAGGCAGCGCGCCAGCTCAACCTCGGCGTCGATGTCCTGCTCCCGACCCAGGGGGCGACCGTCACGCAGATGGTGTCCGCTGTTTCGGACCCCAGCCCCACGTACAACGTCAACCTGCAGACCGCCGCCGCCGGCGTCGACATCCCGACCAAGATTCTGGTGGGCATGCAGACCGGCGAGCGGGCGAGCAGTGAGGACCAGAAGTACCACAACGCCAGATGCCAGGCGCGCCGGGTGCAAGAACTGACGTTCGAGATCAACGACTTGTTCGCGCACCTGATGCGCATCGGCGTGGTTCCGCTGAAGGCTGAGTTCACCGCGATCTGGGATGACCTCACCGTGCCGACCAAGGCCGAGCGCTTGGCCAACTCCAAGACCATGAGCGAGATCAACAGCGCCGCGATCGGCACTGGCGAGCCCGTGTTCACGGCGGAGGAAATACGCGAAGAAGCTGGATACGACCCGCTCGAGGGTGGCGATCCGCTGCCTGACACCGAACCGGAGGATGAAGATGCCGCGCGCACCGATCCTACCGGCGAGCAGCAGTGACCCGACCGGGGTAGATCGACTGGAAAGGGGCGCAATGCGCGAGTTCGACAGGCGCATGCGGAAAATCCGGGATGGCTATGTCGCTGCCTTGGACCGAATCCCGGCCCAGCCGGTGGTGAATGAGCAGTACACCTACCGTCTCGACCAGGCCCTTCTCTCCGCGATCTTCGCCGACACCAACCTGATGGTCGACGAGATCCTGCAAGAGGGCGGGGAGCGGGACCTCTGGTTCTTCGAGTCATACGTCGGGGTTGCCTACATCCGCGGTACTGCACAGACGCATGCCAACCTGGCGCAGCAATCGCCTGCATACCGCGCCGGCCGGGAATCGCTGGATGTCCTGCTTCGATCCGACGCCTACCGCGCGCGGATGGCACTGCTTCGCGCCCGGGAGTTCGAGGAGATGAAGGGCTTGTCCGGCCAAGTCAAGGCCGACATGGCGCGCATTCTCGCCGAGGGCATGGGGCGCGGGAAGAATCCCCGCGAAATCGCACGGGACCTGACCGCCCAGACCGGCATCGAGGCGCGTCGCGGCCATCGCATCGCACGCACCGAAGTCACAACCGCTCTCCGAAGGGCTCGCTGGGACGAAAAAGACGCTGCTGAGGCCGACTACGGCGTTCAGTCGAAGCTGATGCACATGTCGGCCCTGTCCGCCAGCACTAGGGCCACCCACGCGGCCAGGCACGCCAGGCTCTACACCTCGGATGAGGTGAGGGACTGGTACAGCCGAGACGGAAACCCAATAAATTGCAAGTGCAGCCAGGTCGAGGTGCTGGTCGATGACGATGGGAACCCGGTTGTCCCGGCCATCGTCGAGCGCGCGCGCCGCAACTACCAAGTCATGAAAGCCAAAGGGCGCGGGCCCTGGGCGAAAGAGGATTGAGCCATGCCCATGCAGGTCAACATCACCACCCAGGTCAACAGCGCCAGCATTCGGCGTGAGACACACAACGGGCGCGAACATCTGGTTCTGCCGAGCTACACCCTGCCGGCCGGCGTGATCATGAACGGTGGTCTCTACACCGCAGAGCAGATCGACAAGCACTACCCAGGCCTGGAGGGAACGCTGGCGCCGCTAGGGCACCCGATGGTCGACGGGAAGTTCGTTTCGGCGTTCTCACCCGAAGGGATCAACGTCGGCCACGTCGGCGCTTGGAACCGTAACGTGAAGAAGTCCGGCAACCGGGTCTACATGGAGAAGTGGGTCGACGTCGAGTTCGCCAAGTCCACGGAAGGCGGTCGTGAACTGTTGCAGCGCGTTGAGGCGCTGGAGAAGGGGGAGGACGTTCCCCCGATCCATACCAGCGTTGCCGCATTCCTCAACCGCATCGAGCCGAACGAAAGTCAGCGTGCCCAGGGCGCGGAGTGGGTCGCCGACATCCAGAGCATGGACCACGACGCGATCCTGCTGCACGAAGTAGGGGCGGCTACTCCTGAGCAGGGCGTCGGCCTCATGGTGAACGCGGACCAGGCTGTGCCGCTTCAGCCGAACTCCGGCGCCCTGGTTGGCGAGTCCTACCGGGAGCGTGAGCAGCGCCTGGACCGAGCCGCAAAGGAGCGATTCGCCTCCGGCCCCGACCAGTACGCATGGGTTGCCGACTTCACCGATTCCCAGGCCGTGATCAGCCTCAACGGCGGTGTGACCGAGGTGTACGGCTACAAGGTCGAGGCAGGGAAGATCGTCTTCGACGAGTCCGGCCAGCCCGTTGTCCGGCAAGAGTCCTGGGTCGCCATGGTGGCCAACAGCATCAAGAACATTTTCACCCATCGTCAGGCTCGGCCTGATCAACCTGAGAAGGAGGGCGACATGCCCCTGACCCCCGAAGAAAAGGCCGAAATCGTGAAGGAAATCGGCACCAACACCTCCAGCGCCATCAAGGAGCTGGCGGACACCATCATCAAGCCCCTGGCCGATAAGGTCGACGGCCTGGTCGCCAATCACAAGGCTCTGGCCGACACGCTGACCGCCAACCAGCGCGCCGAGGAAGACAGCATGCGTGAAGCGGTCAAGGCCAAGTTCGGCGAGGTCATCGCCAACAGCCTGGCCGGCGACGCGCTCAAGGAAATGTTCAAGCAGTGCGGCGAGTCCGCCCCGCTGGGCGCCAATGCCGCCACCGACAAAGGCGGTCTCACCGCCGATATCAACAACCTGCCGAAGGAGTAAGCCATGTCTCGCTATCGTCGCGTGAACATCGACGGCAAGTCGCTGTTCAAGACCGAAACCCGCAAGACCGCCGCCGCGCTTTACCCCGGAACCTTCGCTGTGATCGACGGTGACGACGAGTTCGCTCAGGCTGATGAAGTTGTTGGCCGTCTGTACGTCCTCGACAGCGCCTATCACGAGGGTCTGGGTATCACCGACCAGATTCCGGCCGGCCACTCGGCTGTTGGTAACTACCTGGAAGAAGGGCGTGAATTCGCTGTGCGCATGGCTGCTGGTGCTTACACCAAGGATCAGCCGGTGACCGTCAGTGCTGCAGGTCTTGCCATTCCTGTCCCTACCGCTGCTGGCTCCTACAAGGTGATCGGCTACATCCAGGACACCGTCACCACCTCTGCGGTGGACTTCATCCGCATTCGCGTCCGCGCTGACTCTGTCACCGTGGCGCCGTAAGGAGAGCAGAATGTTTCTGACCCAACATGCAATCGCCGCCCATCCCCGCCTGATGGGCCACTTCCAGGACCTGCAGGCCAACCGCAACATCTGGAACACCCAGAACGCCGCCATGATCGCCGAACACCGCGGCGCCATGACCCCCGAAATGCTGGCCTGCAATGCTCTGGCCGGCCTGGGTCGTGAGTTCTGGGCAGAGATCGACGCCCAGATCATCCAGTACCGCAACCAGGAAACCGGCATGGAGATCGTCAACGACCTCCTGCAGGTGCAGACCGTGCTTCCGATCGGCAAGACCGCCAAGCTCTACAACGTGGTCGGCGACATCGCCGATGACGTGTCGGTGAGCATCGACGGCCAGGCCCCGTACTCCTTCGATCACACCGAGTACAACTCCGACGGCGACCCCATTCCGGTATTCACCGCCGGCTACGGTGTCAACTGGCGCCATGCCGCCGGCATGAGCACCGTCGGCATCGACCTGGTTCTGGACTCGCAGGCTGCGAAACTCCGCAAGTTCAACAAGCGGATCGTTGCCTACATCCTGGACGGTGCCACCAACATTCAGGTCGAGAGCTACCCGGCTCAGGGCCTGCGCAATCACCGCAACACCATCAAGGTCAACCTAGGCTCCGGCGCCGGCGGCGCGAACATCGACCTGACCACTGCCACCCAGGAGCAACTGGCTGCGTTCTTCACCACCGGCGCTTTCGGCCAGGCCGCCCGCAACAACAAGGTCGATGCCTATGATGCGCTGTGGGTGTCCCCGGAAATCTGGGGAAACATGAACCGACCGGCAACCGTGGCAATCGGTGGCAGCACGATCCTGAGCGGCGGCACTGTTTTGCAGTTGATCACCCCGTTCATCCCGGCTCGCGCCATTCGCCAGACCTTCGCCCTGTCGGGCAACGAGTTCCTGGGCTATCAGCGCCGCCGCGACGTGGTCACCCCGCTGGTCGGCATGGCTACCGGCGTTGTGCCGCTGCCGCGTCCGCTGCCGCAGGTCAACTACAACTTCCAGATCATGAGCGCCATGGGCATCCAGGTGAAGAAGGACGACGAAGGTCTGTCCGGCGTGATCTACGGCGCCAACCTGGCGTAAGGGGGCGACATGCGCTACGAAGTGACCCGCTCCTGGCATGGCGTAAGCGTGGGCGACGTGGTGGAACTGGAGCACCTTCACCCGTCGCTGAAACCCAACGTGCGCCCCCTCGGCGGCGATTCTGTCCTCGAAGCAGCTACGCCGGCTGCAAGTTCTGATGTCGAGCAGAAACGCCGAGGGCGACCGCCGAAAACCGAGTGACCGGTGCGTGACGAGAGGCCGCCTGCGGGCGGCTTCGTCGTTTCTGGCCTCAGCGATGGGGCCCTTCCTTCTGGAGAATGAAATGTTTGGAAATCTGATCGACTCGGACATCCCGGCAATTCCAAAGGCTCCGCCCGCTCCCATGGAGTTCCCGGCCTCGTTCCGGGCTAGCGATGACTTCAGGCTCTGCGATGCTATCCGGAACACCGTGGATGCTGCGCAAGACGCCCAAGGTATGACGCTTCGGATTCTTCAACGACACCTCCTCCGTCTGTGCAACCTGCAGGTCGAGCAACTGGAGGGATGTGGTGATGATCACAGTTGAACAGGCCCGGCAGTACCTGCAGAGCCAGGGCATCGACAACGTGCCTGATTTCATCCTTGCGGCGTGGGTCGAGCAATTGCAGCAGATCCAGGACTGCCTGGATGCCCACTACCCGGCATCGACCGCGCTGCTGATTCAGGCCTACCTGCTGGCGCTGTTTGCGTTGGCCCAGGCCGACAAGTACATCAGCAGCCAGACGGCCCCATCCGGCGCTTCTCGATCGTTCCGCTACCAGGCCTTTGCTGATCGCTGGAAGGCGCAGTTGGCCCTGCTGAACGCCCTGGACAAGCACGGATGTGTGACGGGGCTGATTCCCCCGAACCCAACCCAGACCGCACACGGCGGTCTTTGGATCGCGCGCGGTGGCTGCATGTGTGGTGACTCATGAGCACGACAGCGAATTGGAGTTACACCAACACGGCGACGGTTCGGCCATTCCTGCACTTCGACCTTTCGATCCAGGAGGCCGTTTACGGCCCTGACTACGAGATCGCTTGCACCTGGACCGCCAAGAGCGAGCAGATGCGGGAAGAGGGCGGGCAATCTGGGGCGCGAGGTGCCGAGTTCGTATCGCGGCACCAGATATTCACCGAGGACCGCCGGCCGAAGTACCTGGACCTGATCCAGTTCGACGGCTCCAACGGCTGGGAAGAGATCCGCTCGGTGACGAACTGGGATATGTCCTTCTTCGGCGAGCAGCCGGACTTTCTACTGGTGACCTGACATGGCAATCCAAGGCATCGACCGCGTCCGGCGGAATCTTCGCGTGGCTGTCGAAAACATTGCAGAGGGCAGGTCTGAGCGCGCGATATACGAGATCCTCAGCCAGGGCGCTGCTATGGCGCAGACCATGACGCCGATCGACACGTCGAATTTGATCAATAGTCAGACTGCACCCCAGATCAGTAATGGGACTGCTGGGGTGGAAGGGCGGATTGGATATACAGCAGCCTACGCGGCAGCGGTCCATGATGCGCCAGGAACTCTCGCCGGACAGCCAAGGGCGGATTTCGGAAAGACAGCGGACGGAACCGCCTTTGGAGGCGGTACTGGAGTTGGGAACTACTGGGATCCAAATGCAGAGCCAGAGTTTCTCACTAAGGGGTTCGATCAGATTGAATCTGCAATCCCATCAATTCTCCGCAGGATCTACCGCGTATGACCCCCTACGACGCCTTCCAGGATTGGCTGGCTTCGATCCTGGGCGAGGGCTACCAGTACAGCCGTGGGATGTGGGTCGACCACCCGTCGCTCGACTCGGCATTCATCGCAGCGATCCAGCAAACCGGCGGCCCCCCGACTCAGGTCGACATTCGTCGCCTGCGGTTCAAGGTGATCCTCCTCGGCCCGAAGGGCGTCCGGAAACATGTTGTCGACGTCGGCAACTCAATCGAGACCCTGGCGCAGGTAGCGCTTGGTGACAGCGTCCCCTGTGGCGCCGCATCTGTTCGGGCAATCGGCGAGCCGATCGGGCCTGGATACACCACCGAAAACCGGGCCTGGTACAGCCTGGACCTTGAAGTTCTCTATTAATCAGGAGGCCAGACATGGCTTGCAAGAAGCTCAAATTTCCGGGCCGCGACGTCGTGCTCGAGTATTACATCGGGTGCGGCGATGCGCTGCCGGCGGAGAATGACTGGCGCCGTTTTGGGTCGCTCCGCACGAAGGAATTCACCGTCGAGTGGGACACCATCGGCGCGACTGATTCCGACTCGGTTGGCGCACTGCGGGAGAACCTGGCCAGTTTCCAGACGCTGACCATTTCCGGTGACGGTACCGTGAAGGCCTCCGGTGCCGGCGCGCAGAACCTGATCGACCTGACGAAGCATGTCGTGAAGCCGGACGCGACCGGCGGACAGCCTGTTGTCTGGATGCGCATGACCTTCCCGGACCTGACCTTCACCGCATTCATGCTCATCAGCAACCTCAGTCGCTCCGCGCCGTACGACGATGTCACCACCTACAGCTTCGAGGCTTCGGCGACCGCTTCCGACTTCGGCCTGATCGTCGAGGATACCCCCGACGCGGATGCGCCGGACCCGACCAGCATTCAGGTCGTGCCGGAGACCCTCTCGCTTACCGTTGGCGAAGGCTTCAACTTCGAGGGCGTCGTGCTGCCTGTTGGCGCTCCGCAAGGCCTGCGCTGGACTTCCAGTGCGCCGACCGTGGCCGCAGTGAACACGGTTACCGGCGAGGTGAGCGCGCTGTCGGCCGGTACCGCCACGATCACCGCCGCTTCCAGCGTCGCCCCGGGCGTCACCGATACCGCAACCGTCACGGTCATCCCGCTGGTGCAGGGCATCACCGTCTCGCCGACATCTGTCTCGATCGCCGAAGGTGCCACCCAGCAACTGACCGCCGCTGTATCTCCGACTGGCGCGGCTCCTGGCCTGGTCTACGAAAGTGCGGCGCCGGCGATTGCTACCGTGAGCTCTACCGGCCTGGTTACCGGCGTTGATGTGGGCACCACCACGGTGAAAATCACCAGTGCGGCGCGGCCGTCGGTGAGCGTGACCGTTCCGGTAACCGTTACTGCACCGTGATCCTCACCGAGATCGGTGAGATAGGCGTACACACGGCCTCGGGGGAGTGCTTTCTCCTGCGGCCGTCCCTGTACGCCATGACCCAGCTCGGTACGCCGGCCGAGATTGTCGACGTCTTCGCGCGCGTCATGAGCGACCCGATCACCGAGAAGCATCAGGCGGACCAGTTCGCCGACGCCCTGGCCGTGGTGGTGGCGTGTAGTGAGCAGGACCTGTCCGACGTGTTTGGCTACTACGACCAGGATCTTGTCTACCGGCCAGGAACTGCGAACGTCGAGCACCTTGTACCCCTCGCGCGCTGCCTGCTGAAGCACGGCGTCACAGGAGCGCTTCCGCCGCTACCCCGGCGACACGACGAAGAGCCGAACTACTCGGGGGAGTTCGTTGCACGGGAGTACGTCGCGACGGCGATAGCGCACCTGGGGCTGAGCGAGCGCGAAGCCTGGTCCATGACCATGACCGGCCTGATCGGCGCTCTGCGCGCGAAATACCCCCCAACCGAATCGAACGCTCCGGGCGCCAGAGCCCCGACCGCGGCAGAGCATGACGCGACGATGGAGTGGTTCGACAAGATCGAGGCCAAGCGCAAGGCGCGGGCGAAAGGAGCACCCTGATGGCTGAGAATGTCGGCAGCATCTACTACACCGTCGAGGCGGATACCTCTGGCCTTGTAAACGGCACGAATGCTGCTGACCGTTCATTGGATCAGATGCAGGCAACCATGCGGCGTGCTGATAGCGAGGCGGCACGTCTCAACACGACTGTCACCAAGCTTTCGTCGGCTATTAAGACGATCATCGCGGCGTCAGCGCTCCGCGAGATGGCCAGCATGGTCCAGTCCTATCAGGAGATGGCTGACAGGGTTCGTCTGGCGTCTGCAAGCCAGGAAGAGTATGAAAACGTACAGGCCAGACTGCTCCGTACCGCCAACGGGACATACCGGGCGCTCTCCGAGGCGCAGGAACTCTACATCCGCACTTCTGCAGGCCTGAAAGCTCTCGGATACGACACAACGTCTGCACTGGATGTGATGGATTCGCTGTCGTATGCATTCGTGACCAATGCGACCAAGGCGGATGCAGCAGAGGCAGCGATCAGCCAGTTCTCCAAGGCAATCAACACCGGCAAGGTTTCGGCTGACCAATGGGAAACAATCTCCAGCGCAGTTCCGTCTGTTATTGAGGATATCGGCGCCGCTGCAGGTAAGACGGGGGCGGAAGTCAGGAGTCTTGGTGCGCAGGGGCAATTAACGGCGCAAATGCTCACCGAGGGTCTACGTAAGTCCTTGGAAGAGAACTCAAAGGCAGCCGCCGGCATGTCCAATAACCTGACCGATGCAGGGGTCAGGATTCGGACTGCATTTACTCAAGTCCTTGTTTCGCTGGAAGACCAGACTGGCGCCCTTCAAACCTTCACCAATGGTCTTATTTCGGCTGCTGATGCGCTTCTTGAGTTCGGGCTTGACTCGGAAAAAATGGCAGCATTTCTCGACACTGCAACAGTCGCAGCAGCTTCTCTGGCCTCTGTTGTGGCTGGGCGTCTAGTTACCTCCCTGTATGCAGCAGGTGCGGCCCAAGTGCAAAGATTGCGGGCAACGCTTGAGCAGATAGCAGCTGATCGGAATGCTGCTATAGGTGCGCTGAGGCGGGCAGAGGCAGAGAAGGCCGCCGCCGCCGCGGCTGTCGCTCTGGCTCAGGCGGACTTGAATGCTGCCAGGGGTTCAAATGCCCACGCAACAGCTCTAAACGCGCTGCTGGCCGCTAAAGAACGCGACTTGGCCGCCACAAGAGCGCTAACGGCTGCTCAAGCAACGCTGAATGGTGTAGCAACCACCGGGACGGTGGTGATGGGTGGACTTCGATCGGCAATGGCGTTCCTCGGCGGACCGCTTGGGGTTGTTCTGCTGGCAGCAACCGCGATCGCAACATTTGCAACGAATGCACGGGAGGCGAAAGAGCCTACGGACCTTCTAACCCTGTCCGTTGAAAAACTTGGACAGGCACAGCTGAAGGTTGCACAACTGGACATCGACAAGCGAATCCAAGCAGTGAGCGATAAGCTCAAACTGCTTGGGGAAAACTATGCGTTCGCGGCAAAAGAAGCCCAAGGCTCTGGTCGAAGGGCCAATCGATATGCTGAAGATGCCGTGCGTATCCAGGGCGCGGTCGAGGAGCTTACGCAGGAGCTTGACCAGTTACAGAAAAAGCGTTCAGACGTCGACGCAGCCCTAGATAAAAAGAGTTCATCCCCATCTGGTAATGGCCCGGATCGCCAGGCAAACCCGGAGGATACAAAGGCTCTCCAGAATCTTCGCGACGAGGCTGAACTATCTGCTCTCGCGGGTGAAGAACGGGCGAAGCTTGCCGCGCGCAAAAAGCTCAGTGCTGATGCCACAAAAGAGGAGATCGCGGAGGCGGAGCGTCTCGCTGTCCAGATATTCCGCAACAGCGAAGCGCGGAAGCAAGAGAAGAAGTCAGCCTCTGATACCGCCTCTACGGTCAAAAAGTCGATGGAGGATCAGCGTCGCGCTGCCTTGGACAATGAGAAGACTATCGGAGACCTTTCCCAGCAACTGGCACAGGCTGGACTGAAGGGAAAGGAACTGGCAGAAGCTGGGGCGCAATCTCGCCTTAATCCATTCGCCACGCCGGAGCAGGTCGCCCAGGTCCGCGCGCTCGCCGCAGCTCTGTACGAAGCGCAACAGGTAGAAGCCAACAAGCAGTTGCTGGGGCAGATGGACCCGATCGCCGGCGAAGACCAGCGCTACCAGACCGAACTGGAGAATCTGAAAAAGCTGAACGAGGCCAAGTTGCTCGAGGATCAGCGCTACTTGGAACTCAAGACGCAGGCCGAGCAACAGCACGATGCCACGATGAAGCAACTGGAGGAGGAGCGATTCCGCCGCCAGGCTGCCGGCAACGAGATGATCATGGCAACGCTGGATCAGGTGCAGCAGGCCGGCACGAACGCTCTGACAGGGCTGATAACCGGGGCGAACAACGGTGCTGACGCCATGCGGCAACTGGCCGGCGCCATGCTGAACCAAGTCGTCGGTGCCCTCGTCAAGGTCGGCATCGAGCAGGCGAAGAACTTCATCATGGGTCAGGCCCAGCAGGCGGCTGCGGCGACGACAGCCGCAGCGACCGGCGCCGCTATGGCTTCTGCCTACGCGCCAGCCGCTGCTGCCGCTTCGGTTGCGTCATTCGGCGGGGCGGCAACGGCTGGCCTTACCGCAATGGCGGCCGCCATCCCGGCAATGCTTGGGATGTTCGCTGGAGGTCGCCAGTACGGCGGTCCCGTAGGGGCGGGCGGCATGTACCGGATCAACGAGAACGGCGCACCAGAGGTATTCCAGGCTGCGAATGGCCGGCAGTACATGTTGCCGAACACCCGTGGAGAGGTGATCAGCAACGGCGACGCCTCCGCTCAAGGCTCGCCGCAGATCAGCCTGCAGATCATCAACAACGGTCCGCCGGTTTCCGCCACCTCCGCCATGGACGGGAACAACCTGCGGGTAACTCTCGATGCGGTCGAGCAGGACTTTGCCAACAAGGTTTCGTCTGGCCAGGGGCTTTACCCGAAAGCAATCGAAGGCGCCTATGGATTCAAGAGGGCAGGGCGATGATCAAATGGCCTGATGGCCTTCCCTTCCCGCTCAGGGAGGGGTACGGCTTCAAGACGGTTGAGCCAATGGCAAGAACCGCCCTCCAGAGCGGCCGGGCACGCTACCGACGGAACTTCAGCAATGTGCCGGTCATTCTGGAGGTTTCCTGGCTGTTCACCGCTGAGCAGGCTCGGCTGTTCAAAGGGTGGTACCGAGACGTCCTGAAAGATGGCGTCAAGTGGTTCGAGTGCGATTTGCGTACGGAAGAGGGAATCGTTCCGTGCAACCTGCACTTCGAGGGGATCTACGACGGTGGCTATCTCGTCGGGCGTGACTACTGGCGTTTCAACGCAACCGTCGTGATGCGAGAGCGCTCGATCATCGATCCAGGGTGGGCCGAGATTCTGCCCGAGTACATCCTCCTCGCCGACATCTTCGACATCGCGATGAACAGGGAGTGGCCTAGACATGGCGACGGCTCTTGAGCGCTTCTATGCCTCCGGCGGTGAAGACCAGCAGTTCGCCACGGTCGAGTTGTCATGCCCGGCTTGGGCGGAGCCTATCCTAATCTGCCAGGGCTATGACGACATCACCTGCATGACCGAAGACGGGCGGCTGCTGACGTTCATCGCTGGTGCGATCGACGTATCGATTCCGAAGCGAGACAACAGCGGAAACCAGAACGTTGGATTCGCAATCGACAACGTGACCGGATTCGCCCAGCAGCGTATCAACGAAGCGCTGGAGGCTGGCGAGTATGTCACCTTGATCCTGCGGATGTACCTGGAGAGCGATTTCACAGCTCCTGCTGAGCGTCCGTACCGGATGAGGGTTAAGACGTCGGGTTTCGAGGGTCTCACTGTCCAGGTAGAGGCCGGCTACTACGACCTCATCAACACCGCCGCGCTGCGCCACATCTACAACGTTAGCGAGTTCCCTGGCCTCAAATACTGGCCCTGACCCCATGCCGAACAGATACCTCACCGCCATCTATACCGAGGGCGGACGGGCCCTGCCGTGCCTTGACTGCTGGGGCCTGACGCTCATCGCGCGGGTTGAGTTGTTCGGGCTGCCGATGCTGACCGACTTCGGCGGTGTCACGCGGCGCACCCCGGTTTCGATGCAAAGGGCGTGCGATACGGAGATCCAGCGCGCGCTCGAGCAATGCGAGCCAGGACCTGGGGTCATCGCCGCGGCCTATAGAGGGCGTCTGCTCGATCACGTAGGCCTGCTGGTCGAGGTAGATGGACGCCTGCGGGTTCTCGAAATCAACCCGGGAAGCGGGGTGTCGCTCACTCCGCTCCAGAAGTTCTCCGACAAATACTCCAAGGTGGTCTTCTACCGTGATCGAAATCTACCCATCGCTCCTTGACGGAGAACCGCTGGAGCGGCATCCGATCGGCCGCAGGATGACGATTCATTCCTGGCTGACCGCGAATTCGCCTGGGTACCGCTGCCACGACGTCCACCCGTTCTCTATCGGTGTTGTCCCCGCTGAGGTTGCGCTCTGCGATGACCTCACCGACAAGCAGAAAAAGGCCCATGAGGAGTTCATCCATCCCGGTGAGTGGGCCGAGCGCATCATCGACCGCGGCGACATTGTGAGGATCTACAAGCTCCCGCGCGGGACTGATCCGTTCACGATTACTGCGGCCCTTTTCAAGGGGGCGCAATCGGTTTTTCGGATGCTCATGCCTCAATTGCCCGGCATGCCGACGAACCCCGGGCAGGGCGCGTCGCTCTCTGAAACTAGCGCGCGCGGGAACAAGGTAAAACTCGGCGATGCGATCCGCGAAGTCGCTGGCCGTCGTCTGATTTATCCAGACTACATCCTGCCGCCCCGGAAGTACTTCGCCGGTCCGCGTGAGCAGTGGACCGAAATGCTCCTGTGTATTGGCCGTGGTCGGTTCCAGATCGCCGAAGGGGCAGCGAAAATCGGTGACACGTCGTTCCTGGCACTGGGCGCTGATGCCTCTTTCCAGATTTTCGAGCCAGGGCAGAACGTCAGCGGGCACCCGGCATCGGTCTGGTGGCACCTGGTTGAGGAAGTTGGTGCGAGCTCAACTGGTAATGCCGGCCTGGACCTGACCGAGAGCTCCAATCTCACCCCGAACCCGTCGGCAACTACGTTCACGTTTTCCGGAACGAACATCATCATTTCTGCCGGAGCCGGGTCGTTCCCCTCTGGCTGGGTTGCGGGGACGATCCTGCGGGTTGAGGCGATGTACCCCTATTCGGTGAACGATGGCGGCGGGACGAATCGCGACGTCGTGACGGGGGATATCGCTCAGCTCGGGCTGGATGTTGGCGATGAGATCGAGGTGGTCGGCACCAACGGCGGCCTCTACCTGGTGAACGACATCACCTCAACGTCGATGACGCTCAACTACAGCAACGGTTCGCCGGCCAATGCGTTGCAGACCGGCTCCGGAAATGCAGCAATCGGCCCGCGTGGGCTGCGCTATCGGATCACGGCGTACAGCGCGCAGCAACTCACCGTCGAGCGGCTGACCAGTGCGGGCGGTGTCGATGTTGACTGGCCAGGATTCACCGCTCTCAACTCGTCTACGTCCCGAGTCACCATTGATCCGACCAGCCTAGAAGGGGGCTGGCGCGGTCCCTTCCCGGCGTGCCCAGTATCGGAGAAGACCAACTTCGTCGAGATCGACGTATTTTGCCCGGAAGGGCTTTGCGGTGTAGGCAGGGAAGGGCAGATCTACCAGATCCGCACCTATTACGACATCCAGTGGCGAGACATGGCCATCGGCGGCGCATGGACGACGGTCAGCAAGAACCATGCTGGCAGTTCTCTCGACCAGCAGGGTTTTACGGACGGCATCCCGCTGCCGTACATGATGCGGCCCGAGTTTCGCATCAGAAAAGTGTTCGTCAACCAGGGCGGCAACTCAACATCCGAGTACCGAGACCGCACCCAGTGGTACGGGATGCGCGCGCGCCTCCAGGCTCCATCGTCCTACGCCGGCGTCACGGTAATGGCTGTCCGGTATCGGTCGTCTGACCGCATCGCGGCGCAGACCGAAAGCCGCGTCTCGGTAGAGGCCACTCGCATGCTCCCAACCCGCCAGGGTGGAGCATGGACGAGCGAGATCGCTACGCGAGACATCGTCCCGTTCCTCTGCTACATCGCGAAGGAGCGCGGCTACACCGATGCGGATCTCGATCTCGAAGAACTGGATCGGCTGGACGCCATCTGGAAGGCCCGCGGCGACACGTTCGACATGATCTACGAGGACGGTAAGGTCACGGTCGCCCAGATCATGGACGACGTGCTTGCGGCCGGGTACGCCGAGAAGACCATCAAGCGCGGCGTGATCTCTGCGGCCCGAGACGAGCCAAGGACAACATTCGGGCACATGTACTCGCCGCAGAACATGGATGGTCCACTGAGGATCAGCATCAGCGCTCCGTCTGAGGACGACTACGACGGCGTCGATGTAGAGTTCGTCAATGCCAACGGCTGGATCGAAGATACCGTCCAGTGCCGCCTTCCCGGCGATGTCGGCAGGAAGGTCGAGAAGATCACGGCTGTCGGCGTGACAGACCGAAACCGGGCCTGGCGCTATGGCATGCGCCGCCGGATGGCACAGCGATACCGGCGAACCGAGTATTCGTTCGATACCGGCCTCGATGCGCTGAACAGCGAGTTCTGGGATTACGTGGCACTCGCCGGCGATGTTCCAGGCCCTGGGCTGGCGCAGAGCGCATATCTGAAATCGTTCGTGATCTCGGGAAGCTCGGTCCTGATCGAGTCCAGCGAGCCGCTCGATTGGTCGCTGCTGAGCTCTCCAGCGCTGTATCTGCGCCGCCCAGACGGAACGGTTTCCGGCGGATACCCGGCATCTCGGATCGACGACTACCGGCTGAGCATTCCCAGTATCGATTTCGTCCCCGATGTTTCCTGGGAAATCGAACCGCCGCACCTACTGCTGGGAAATCCATACCCGGCCCTGATCAGTTCCATAGACCCCAAAGGCAATACCGCGGCGTCCGTCCGAGCGGTGAACTACGACCCCAGGGTCTACACCTTCGACAACGCCAGCGCCCCCAACTGACCGCACACAAAAACCCAGAGCCCGCCATAGAGCGGGCTTTTTCATGCCCGGAGAATTTGCATGACTACATATGCCACCGGCAATCCGCTTGGCTCCAAAGATCCGCGTGACCTCTACGACAACGCCGAGAACTTCGACGCGGCGATGAATGACCGAACTAACGTGGCGTGGAATGACCGATTCGGTGTGCCAAGAAAAACATGGTTCGGTGTGGAGCAACAGGTCAATGACTGGCTGGCCGCCCAGGGCTTCGAACCTGGATTTCTGGTGTACGTCGATGGCTCGCCGCTGACAGTGGACCGCCCGACCCAACTGATCCAGCGTGACGGAAATCTCTACAGCGTCAAGCGCCCAGCAGATTTTCCCGTCAATCTGACCGGAAACTGGGCCACCGATCAGGATCTACTTGTTGCTCAGGTGGACCAGTCTCTACGTCATGACATTTCCAATGCTACAGACCCATACAAAGGGTCTGCGTTGGTTGGGAGACAACCACTAATAATTAATTCTGTCGCAGAACTCCGACTGACCCCTGGAAGGTTTTCTGGCGACAGAGCTTTCCTAAAGAACTACCTGGAGGGTGACCGTAAGGGGCAACGGTATTTGACCTGGATTCCAGGGACTTCTACCGATGATGGTGGAATGATGTTTTCTGCTACTGGTGGGACTTGGCATAGTGACCTGGACGAACATGGGCGCGTAGATGCCCAATTTTACGGATTGCCGCTGTCGTCTGGATTCTGCACTGCTCAAGACCTTGCCATCGAAGCGTACTGTTATCCGAGGGGAATTAGAGCCTTTTACGGTCCGGGGCCAGATGGCCCAGGCGTTTATGATTTCGGAGATGCAAACTGGGCATGGTCAGGTCCGCGCGTAGCTGGTCAGCCAATGAAGGACTATCAGGGTGGCGGAATCGATTTCTGCCGGACAACGACTCTGAGAACTACGTCTACCGATGGCGCTGATGTTTTGCAATGCTGCGGGATAAAGAACGCTCATTTTACCGGGTTTCCCAATGTTACTGCCACAATTGACCCTGGAGCCACTAGCGGATCAAACGGGGTTAGCCTTGTATTCGGAGCAGAGAATGTAACGTTTGAGCTTAATTGTTTAGACCTTCCGGCAATTTACAAGACAGATGGGTCTATTGATGGCGGACAGGCGTTCACTATCCAGCCTGGAACTGGTAACACCAATGCATTTAGGAATATCAAGTTCAGAGGCAATGCTAAAAACTGCTCTGTAGGATTTGGATCAGATGTAGCTTTGAATGATGCTGCATCTATTCCTCTTTCAGGAATAGATATTGACATTACAGCTGAAGATTGCTATAGGGCATTTGTCTTCGGTGGCGCGGCATACACCTCAACTCCATCCCAATTTGCATTTGCCGGCATAACCGGAAAGATTCGAGCTATAAATTGCCAACAGTCTGTTGTGCTGGCTCGCGCAGTTGGAGTAGACATAAATGTCAGCATCCTTTGCACGAAGGATAAATCAGAGCTTATCAAGCACCAGTACAATAGCAGTGTATTTGTTACCGATATAAAAGGCTCAAAGAGTTGTAATGTTGACATCACAGGGAGAATTGTTAACTCTGACTCTATGCTAAGCATCGGAGGGATAGCCATGTCTGGCGGCATACGTTCTTCCACTGAAAATATTAGACTGCGCCACTCTGTCACCTTCAGTTCAGCAGCAACGCAAGTTTCTGTAGTTGATTTCGGTGGAGGTACAGTGTCAAGTTCTGAGTTGCACCTTTCTTTCTTGAGTTCTGGATACCAGCCACTAATCGACATTGGTGGTAATAGCGTATACATTGATGGGTGTCTTTCTCCGGTTGCGCTTTTGCCAGGCGACAAGAGTTCGTTTGTACCGAGGTGCCAGCGCGCAACAGTTTTGTATAGATCGCCAATTACAGGTGTTAGGTCGATAAATTTTCCATCCAATCCACTTAAAGGGCAGGTCGTCAAAGCATATAGAACTAGTGCGGCGACCGGAGGTACTCTTTCTTTTGGTGGATTAATAAATATGACAGAAGGAACGACTCAGGAAGCGATTTTCGATGGATCCTCTTGGATTCTTCTTTAATTTTGAATAGCGCCAGTCAAGCTGGCGCTATATAACTTATGTTGAGATTAATATTTTTTTCTGAATAGGTAATATACCTTCTCCTGGATCTTGATTGCAGATATGTATCCCAGGTATGAAAGCAAAATGCATGCTGCAATCACAAGGATTCTTGCATTAAATATGCCGCCTCTGGCTATTAACATGAAACCAAGGCCGCAGAACATCATGGAAAAGCCTAGGAGATCAGGCGATATGTTTCGCCTTGCAATTCCGATTATCATAATTATTTGGAAAGCTGCAACTATTAGCCAGTCCAAATAAAAAGCGCCAGACCCCATGTGCATTATTATATTAGCCTTTAGCGGGAATGTTATGTTTGTTCCTCTGGACGCAACATCGGGGTATACTTCTCTCGTTTCAGACGTTGATGTTGGCTTTTCAGGCAGTATGCTTCTTGGCACAAATATTGTGGCTGCATCCTCCGCAAAATACATTTTTGCAGTTAATTTTCCACTTGAAAAACCTCTAAGTACGTCCTCTGTAATAAATGCTGCATTGTAATTGAGGTCTTCAAAGCTATCTGTTGGGGATACAGGTACGGATGGGGTTATTTGTTCAAGCTCTGCATCTCCAGAGCTTTTCTGTTTTTGGCTGTCCGCCTGAAGTATGTTTTTGTTTTCGCTAATTGTATATTCTTTTTCTGAATTTTTTAGTTCTTCATTGTTTGTTTTTGAGAATAGTATTTTGCTTGAATCTGGCGCTCTAAGATCTGTTACGATGACATAAGATAATGCCATCGATGCTGCCGTTATTAAAGATGCCGCGATAAATCCAGTTAGTTTTACTCGTTCAAACATCATCATTATAAGAAACGTCATTGCGAAGAGTATTATTATTCCTCTGCCGCCGCTTAGTGATGCTATGACAAGACTTATAAGAAGGAATGCTATGTTTGTCTTACTAACTCCGCTGACGTACATGTTTATTAGCTGAATGAAAATGGCGCAGTACATGGAAAGAACCATCCATGCGCCACCCTTTGTAGAGCTATAACTCAAGGTTTGATAGTATTTTATTATGTAATTTGGCGAGATGCTTCCAATTATCCTGTACGTATTTGCCAATAATAATATTAAGATTCCTATATTTATTAAAATCAATATATATATTGAGAGGCGCGGCCCTCTTGGCTTGAAATTGTCTAACATCTTTTGCTTGCTAAGAAACAGCGAACTAATAATTGCTATAATTATCGCGCATGATACGTCTACAATTAATGATATCCCCCCATACATATCTGTAAGTAATGGGTACTTTGAGTGGTCAAGGTATCTTAATATAAATAAATAATGATAAGTAGCGTAGCACCCAAGAGGTCCGGCTATTAGTATAAAAACTTTTTTTAATTTTTCGGAGAATGTAACCATTTATAAGTGGGCCTCTAATATTCTTTAATTTTCTGAATTATGCTTTTTGTCATCGTCGCAGATTTCCCGTTTTCCGAGTGATCCTAATATAAAGAATATAAAATCTTATCGGGATATCATTTCTTTCGCTCACAAAGCCAAATCAAAATCGCAAGCCCTATTAGCGGTAGAGGCAAATACCAGAAATCAAAGATCGGATTGCTAGAGGCTTCATCTGTTGGCTGATTTGGGAAAACGACGAAATCTATAACTCCAATAACCATTAGTCCTATCAGTATCAAAAAAGGTGTCCGCACAGTCGTTCCTCATTCAATCGATGCGCACTGATCGCACCATCATGCTCCAATGAGCGGCAATCATAAGAATCCAATGGCCCCTTTGGAAGAGTTCCATCGGAGCGGTTTGCTTGAGACATCAGCCTTCTGTACGTCTTGTGACCACTGATTCTGAAAAATTTTCTACAAACATAGGCCCGCCATTGAGCGGGCTTCGTCGTCTTTGGAGACCCGTAAATGCGTACATCCCAACGAGGCATAGACCTCATCAAATCCTTCGAGGGCCTGCGCCTGTCCGCCTATCAGGACTCGGTAGGCGTTTGGACCATTGGCTACGGCACCACGCGGGGCGTCACCCGCTACATGACGATCACCGTCGAGCAGGCCGAGCGGATGCTGTCGAACGACATTCAGCGCTTCGAGCCCGAGATGGACAAGCTGGTGAAAGTGCCACTGAACCAGAACCAGTGGGATGCCCTGATGAGCTTCGTGTACAACCTGGGCGCGGCCAATCTGGCGTCGTCCACGCTGCTCAAGCTGCTGAACAAGGGGGACTACCAGGGAGCAGCGGACCAGTTCCCTCGCTGGGTGAATGCGGGTGGTAAGCGCTTGGAGGGTCTGGTCAAGCGTCGAGCGGCGGAGCGCGCGCTGTTCCTGGAGCCGCTGTCGTGATCTCCGCTCGCGCTTTATCGGTCGCGCTGGCCTGCCTGGTGCTGGTCGGCCTCGGCACCGCCGGCGGTGTCTGGCTCGGCGCGCGGCACTACCGGCCGCAGTTGGATGCCGCGAGCGCGGATCTGGCTGCCTGCCGTGCCTCCCGGGGAGAGTTGGAGTCCGCAGTGGCGGAGCAGGTCCGGCAGGTTGCCGCGTTGCGCCAGGCTAGCGAGCGGCGCGCCCGGGATGCAGCCCAGGCGTTGGAGCAGGGACGACAGCAGGCCGCCGAGCAGTATGCCGCGGCACAGCGCCTGCTGTACCAGCGAACCGCCGGCGAGGAGTGTGCGGCCGCCGATGCGGTCATTGATCAGGAGCTGGGTCTATGAGGGTGGTGCTGATGCTGATGATTGTCGCGCTGGTGGGATGCGCCGGCCGGCAGGAAGCCGAGCCGCGCACGGTGCGCGTAGAAGTTCCGGTGGCGGTGCCGTGCCGAGCGCCCGCGGTCGAGGTGCCGGCCTGGGCAGCGGCTGGGCTGAAGAAGAGCGACGACCTACAGACCAAGGTCCGTGCGCTGCTGGCCGAGCGGTTGCAGCGGATCGGTTATGAGGCCCAGTTGCTGGCTGCCAACAGAGCATGCCAGTAGGAGTAGACTACGGCCTTTTCCTACGGAGCAGGGCGATGCTGGTCATTCGATTCAAGGGCTGGTCGGTGAAACTCGACCACCAGGTGGGCAGCGCTGGGAAACATGGCATCTGGTCGTTCCACGGCTCGGAGAGCAGCTACGTGCCGGACATGCAGACGATTCTCCGGCATGCTGCTATTCGGCCTGCGGAGCCGAAAGAAGGCGGGGAGGTCGAGGTATTCATCTGTGATTCGCGCATGCCGCAGGATGAGTGGCGGCCTGTCGGTAGCGGTGTTGCGGCCTATGAGGCGGAGCGCTGATCCTGTACCAGTTTTTGTACCAATCGATGCGAATTAGTGCGAATCGGAACGCCTGAAAGCCTTGATTTCACTGCTCTACAGCTCGCTAGCTATCGCCAAAAAAATCGCATGGTGATATTCGCGGTGGAGATCAACTTCTTTACCTATAGAGGACTTACGCACGCCTGGACCATGGCGATACCGGTCTGCTACCGGTCTCGGCTTTCCGCTGCGCTCCATCTGGAGCATGGGGCGATCCTGCGGGCATTCGTGGAGTGCCGCAGCCAGCGTCATGACGTGGCTGTAGCGCGATGAAGGCGGGGTGTGATGCCTGGCATTCGGCGAATTGTCTCACAGGTGCGCCTGCCGTTGCATGACAGCGTACGCCGAAGCGGTTTTTCCCGCTGCCCGGCAGGTGGTAGAGTCTCGTCTTCCGCTCATCCGCAAAGGACTCCCCGATGAAGCCCGCTGTTCTCCCCGCGTTGTTGGTTCTGTCGCTGCTGGGCGGTTGCGGGGATTCATCGTCGGACGGAAAGGCCGCTTCCGGGCCGCTGGCGTTGCACTGTGGAGACTTCGGCAAACTCGAGGTGATCGACGGTTTCGCCAGTCTAAAGCTGCCCGACGGCAGCAGCGTCCAGTCGCTGGGCGGCGATGTCCGCAGCCTCGCCGATGGCCAGGCGCTGAGCGCGATTTCCTATAGCGACGGTTCGGTCCTGTACCGCCAGGCGGGCGACACGCCCGGCTACCTGTACACGCCGGCCAAAGGCCAGCGGCAGGCCTGCGAGACGCGCTGA